ACGCTACAGCCGGGATGCTGTTGAAATATACATTCAATCAGGGGGTGGCGATGACCACGAACGGCCAGGTCTGTTACACCACCGATGCATTCAGCGCTCTTGACGCCGCATACGTTGCCGGTCTTGCGATAACGCTGGACGGGCGCATTTACGCGAATGTGAACTAAATGACCGGCGAGAACTCAACACAGACCACGGCGGAAAGCGTTAAGGATTTCGGCTCGGACCGTAAGGGGCTGGCCGCTCGCTGGCAGGCTGAAATTCAGCTATTCGAGCAGAACGCGAAGGAATGGCGGAAGCGCTCGAGACAGATCAGCAAGAAATACCGCGACGAACGCGAGGAAGTGAACCAGAATATCCGCATGTTCGCGCTGTTCTGGTCGAACATTCAGACGTTGATGCCGGTCACTTATGGCCGCGCTCCGAAAGCCGATGTGCAGCGGCGGTTCAAGGACGCCGATCCGGTGGCGCGCGTTGCCTGTGAGATAGCCGAGCGCGCGCTGGATTACGCGATTGACTGCACGGACCGGTTTGACCGCGTGATGAGGGACTGCACCGAGGATTACCTGCTGGTAGGGCAGGGCATCGCATGGCAGCGGTATGTCCCGCATTTCAAGCAGGAACGCCCGCGCATCGCCGTGACGCCCTACATGGTGGCAGAGGCGCAGGAAGTGCCGGACAGCGCTCAGGGCATGGAGATTGACGGCGAGGGGCCACAGGTTTCCAATGACAGCCGCGAGACGATGGCGCAGTATCGCGCCGAGGATGGCACGCTCTATCCAGACGCTGAGCAGGATGAACAGGGCTATTACGTCAACGGCGAACCGGTGGACGTGATCGATTATGAGGAAGTCGTAGACGATTACGTTTATTACAACGATTTCGGCTGGAACTCAGGCGCACGCACATGGGATGAAGTCTACGCAATATGGCGTCTGGCGTATCTCGGCAAGGATGAACTGGAAGCCCGTTTTGGCAAGGAAAAGGCCAAGAATATCCCGCTCGATTACGAGCCTAAGGATATTGACAGCAAGATGGCGGAAGAAACCCGCGACTTGTTCAAAAAGGCCACGATCTACGAGATATGGGACCGCACCACGAAGCGGGTTATCTGGATACACAAGGCGGTCTCAGAGCCGCTTGACGTGCGCGACGATCCGCTGGGAATAACGGATTTCTTCCCCGCGCCACGTCCGGCATGGGCCACGCAGACAAACGATATTCTGTTTCCGATTGCCGATTACATCTACTATCAGGATCAGGACGGCGAGATTAACGATCTGACGCGCCGCATTTCCATGATGGAAAAGGCAATCAGGGTGCGTGGTTTCTATCCGGGGCAGGCGGATCCGTTCCGCACGCTGTTGCAGGATGCTGGCGACCTTGACATGGTGCCGTATGACCAGCAGACGGTTTCCGCGTTGCAGGGGATGGGGCTGTCCGATCTGTCAAAGGCGATATTCTTCTGGCCGCTTGAGGTGATTGTCTCGGCTGTGCGGGCCTGTATCGAGATGCGGGCGCAGCTGATCCAGGATGTTTACCAGATCACCGGCCTTTCCGACGTGGTGCGCGGGCAGTCTGACCCGAACGAGACAGCCGAGGCGCAGTCGATCAAGGCGCAATCATCCGGGCGGCGCGTATCTGAGAAAACCAAGGAAATGGCGCGTTTCAGCCGCGACATGCTGCGGATCAAGTTTGAGATTATCTTTAACCATTTCGACGATAGCACGATCTGGGCCATGACTTCGGCGGCAAATATCCCCGAGATACAGCAGGACCAGACGAAGGGGCAGATTGATCCGGCGACGTTACAGCCGGGCCTTATGCCGCAGGCCGATCCGTATGGGCAGGTATTCCGCGCGGCAATGAAACTGCTGCGGAACAAGGCGCTCCGGCATTTCCGCGTCGATATCGAGACAGACAGCACCGTTGCCTATGACGATATGCAGGAAAAACAGCGGCGGAATGAATTTGTCACGGCAATCGGCACCATGCTGGGCCAGTCCGCGCCGTTGCTGGAGAAATTCCCGATGCTGGCACCGATGCTGAAAGAGGCGACTATGTTTGTTGCACGCGGCTTCAAATCGGGGCAGTCGCTGGAAAACGCGATTGAGACCAGCTTTGACGCTTTCATGGCTCAACCGCCGCAGGATAACGGGCAGCAGCAGGCCGAGGCGGTGAAAGCGCAGGCTGTGCAGCTAAAGGCGCAGACGGATATGCAGAAAGACCAGTCTGAGAACCAGCGCACCATGGTTGATGCTCAGATTGCGGCGGGAGAACAGGAATTGCGGCGTGGGCAGCTTGCCTTGGAGGGAATTGCACTCCAGCAGGACGCTAATCCGCAGGTGGTGGTGCAGTAATTTCACAGTTTGATATTGCACACCATGAATTATGTGGTAAATAGGAATGTGAAATGATTAAGCGTGGAACATATGTTTTGCGGAAAAATGCCAAGGGTGAATATATCCTTGTGCCGAAGCATCTTGCCGCGCCGCTGAAAGCCTCCGGAGCGCCGTCGATTATCCGCGACGATCTGGGCCAGGGTTTGAAGCATATGGGAAATGGCCGCGTGACGGACAGCAAATCGCAGTTTCGTCGGTGGACCAAGGAAAGCGGGTGCATTGAAGTCGGGAATGATTACCCGACGAAGGTGCCCGAGCCGAAAATCAACCTACCCAATGTCCGCGCCGATCTGGCGCAAAACTGGGAAAGATTGGGGCTTAAATGAGCGAAAATCAGGAATTGCAGGTCAAGACAGCGCGCGATGAATTGGCGGCGGTTTATGCCGAGCTTGAAAGCCGTGACGCTGCACCGGCACCGGAACCGGTTGCCGCTGAGCCTGCCGAGTATTCTGGCGAAGAAACCGAGGCCGCTGCACCGGAAACCGAGGCGCAGAAAGCTGAGCGTCTGCGCAATGAGCGCGGGCAGTTTGCCAAGGAACCGGAAAAGCCAGCCGCGAAAACCGCTCAGGCCGCCGAGAAACCGGCTGCAAAGGCTGAGACAAAGCCGGATATTCCGCCGCCAGTTGGCTGGAAGGGTGACGCGAAAGTTGACTGGAAGCGACTGCCCGCGAGTGTGCGGCAGGAGCTTGTGAACGATTACACCGAACGGCAGGCGCTGCAACAGCGGGCGACGCAGTTCGATCAGGTCTTAACCCCCGAGCGTCGGCAGGCCCTGCAAATGGCCTATGGCGACGAAACACGGGGTTTGCAGCAAATCCTAGCGACCGTTGAGTATTCCAATAAGAACCCGAAAGAGTTTCTGACCTGGTATGCCCAGACACGCGGGATTAATCTTGCCGAGTTGGTGGCACCGCAACAGCAGGAAGCGACGTATGTCGATCCGGCATTGCAGCAGGTGACGTCTCAACTCACTGGACTACAGCAGCAGGTTGTTCAAACGCAGCAGTATCTGCAACAGCAGCAGCAGCAGCAGCTTTATAATCGCGCTACATCGGAATATCAGGCGTTCATGTCGGATGTGGAAAAGCACCCATATGCGAATGACGTTTACGATCAGATGATGGAGCTGGTTTCAAAGAAGCTCGCAAACTCTCTGGAAGATGCCTATGACAAGGCGGTTTATCTTAACCCGCAGGTGCGGGCCAAGATGATTTCCGCCCAGCAGCAGAATATGTTGCAGTCACAGGCGCAGAACGCCGCGAACAAACGACAGGCAGCCGTGTCCGTAGCTGGTGCGCCCGGTGGTGTTGCGAATAGTCAGATGGCTATTCCGATGATCAACGGACGCCCCGAAACCGCAACCGAAACGGTGCGACGGACATTCCAAGAGATGGGCGCGCGTTTCTAATCCGAAAGGGTTAGGGCTATGGCTTCTCCGGGCCTTACTGAACTCGTTACGACTACTCTGCGTAACCGGACGCGCATTATTTCCAACTCCGTGTTGGACAATAACGCGATCCTCATGAAACTGAATGAGCGCGGCAACGTTCGCCCGTTCGACGGTGGCCGCACCATCGTTGAGCCGGTTTTCTATGCCGACAACAGCACCTATCAGCATTATTCCGGCTATGATGTTCTGAACATCACCCCGTCGGATGTGATCACCGCTGCGGAGTTTGACATCAAGCAGGTTGCCGTGGCTGTTTCCATGTCCGGCACCGAAATGATCCAGAACTCCGGCAAAGAGGCCATCATCAACTGGCTCGGCGCGCGTATGCAGAACGCCGAGGACAGCATGAAGAACGGCCTCGCATCCGATATGTATTCCACCGGCTCGGCGTCGGGCGGAAAGCAGATCGGCGGCTTGCAGTTGCTGGTTGCCGACTCTCCCGGCACCGGGATCGTTGGCGGCATCAACCGTCTGACCTGGAACTTCTGGCGCAATATTGCGTTTGATGCCACCACGGACGGCGGCGCTCCGGTGACTGCTGCGAATATCCAGAGCTACATGCAGACTGTCGGCGTGCAGGTTGTGCGCGGCGCTGATAAGACTGACCTTATCATTGCCGACAATAACTACTACAACGCCTATATCAACTCCCTGACCGCCATTCAGCGGATTTCCAGCGATGGGAACTCAAAGGGCGTTGGCGCTGGCTTCCCGTCTGTGAAGTGGTATGGCACGGGTGCAAACTGCGACGTTGTTCTTGACGGCGGCGTGGGTGGCAACTGCCCGACCAATCACATGTATTTCCTGAATACGAAGTATCTTTTCCTCCGGCCATACTCTGGCCGCGATATGGAGATGCTTGGTGAGGATCGGTTCTCGGTCAATCAGGATGCCATGGTGCGCTTGATCGGATGGGCTGGCAATATGACCACCTCATCTCCCAAGTTCTGCGCCGTGCTGTTTGACTAAGCGCAGGAAAGGAAAAAAGCAATGGCTTACGGCATCACTCCCACCATTGGCGTAGACCTTACGGCTACGTTCACTGACCTGACCTCCGCCGATAATTCGGGGCGCACTCCTTCGCTTGGCGAAGAAGTTATCACCGATGATGGCGGTTCGGCTCTCTTTGTGAAGGCGGGTTCCGCAATCACCAAGAGCATGACCCTGCATGTGACGTCCGCAAATTCTGCGGCACCAATCACGCAGGCGCTTGCAATCACCCCTGGCCGCATCGCTTTTGCGGAATATGCGGCGATTGCGGCGGGCTCTTACGGCTGGGTTAAGACCCGTGGCAAGGTCTCAATTCTGGCTCTTGCGAGTTGCAACGCGAACGTTCCGCTGTATACGTCTGACAGCCCCGGCGTTCTTGATGACGCGACCACCACGGCGACCAACTTCCAGGTCAACGGCGTCATGCTGGAAAGCTCGGCTGGCGGTTCGACGGCTACCACGTCGGCGTTTGCTGCATCGTATCCGACCATCCTGCGCAGCCTGAACGCGTAGTATGGAAGCGGCAATGGATAGGGGGGCTTTGGCCCCCCTTCCTACCCGTCCGATCGTCTCTGCCGGAAAGCGGATTGACATTCGGAGTAATATCATTGCGAACTGCGAATTGGTGAAAGACCGTCTTGGCGTGGTGGACGCTCATGACACGGTTCTTTCGCTTGCCTGCTATGGCCCGTCGCTGGCATATACCGCATGTGAAATGGAAGGCGACGTGATGACGGTTTCCGGCGCACATGACTTCCTGCTGTCAAACGGCTATGTACCGAAATACCATGCGGACTGTGACCCGAGGGAGCACAAGGCGCGGTTTGTTGCCAAGCCGGACACGCGTATTCAGTATCTAATGGCGTCGCAAAGCCCGCAGAGCGCAATCCGTGGCATTGTCGATGCGGGCGCAGACATTAAACTCTGGCATCTTGATGAAGGTGCCGAGATACGCGACTTTCTGCATAGCCTTGATGAAACCGGCGCTTATGTTGGTGGTGGTGGATCAATCGGGCATCGCGCGCTTGGCGTGGCGTATTGTCTCGGCTATCGAAACTTTCATATTTTCGGCATGGATTGCTCTTTCACGGACAAGACGCACGCCGGAGAGCATTTTGGCCGAGAACCGAACCGCGTCAACGTTGTATGCGGCGAACGGACTTTTTCAACGTCACTTGTTCTGGTAGAATACGCCCGGCAGTTTATCCATTGCGTGAACGCTTGGGGAGACTGCACATTCCACATTCATGGCGACGGGCTGTTGCAGGCCATGATAACCGAGGGAAACCGCTATGCAAATTGAAAACCCGCCATTTCTGCTGAAGGAAGCTGGGGCAGCACTTGCCGTCACATTCTATGAGACGCCGGTTCGCGCAATCAAGCGCGAGGAAGGCAAGCCGGAAACCTTCGTGTATTACAAAGGCATCATGTGCCGGATCGAAGCGCCTGGCATGAAGAACCAGGTTAACGAAATCATGATCGAGATGTATTCCGACAAGGGAGAACTGATCAAGAAAAAGATTTGGGAATACCACGAGGGCACCCCGATCTACTACGTTGACCGCTTCAAGGATATTTACGCGAAATGGCGCGAGCGCAATGGCAGCGAGACATTTGGCACGCCGCTGGAAAGCTGGCCTAAGCTTGATGTGGCGCTCATTTCCGCGTTCAAGTCTGAGGGTATCCGGTCGCTTGAGCAGCTTGCATCGGTGCCGGATACAAATCTCTACGCGCTTGGCATGAATGGCCGGGCATGGCGGGATGGGGCAAAGAAGCGGCTGGAAGAAATGGAAAATTCCCAGCCGTTTGATGAATTGAAGGCCGATAACGCCAATTTGCAGGCGCAGTTGGAAGCCTTGAAAAACCAGCTTGCGGTAATGCAGGCTTCCACTTCACCGAAAAAGCGGGGCCGCAAGCCCCGCCAGACAGAGGCCGTTGCGGCCTGACAGGAGAAAGAAAATGGCAACTGCAACAGAATTGATGGGCCTTGGTATTCCGGCGCTGTCTGCTAAGGCAATCGGGCAGGCGGCAAATGCCTCTCTGACGCCTGCCGGTTCTTCGGTGGCGGATGCGGCGCAGGTGGTAAGCCCCGTTACCACGCTTGCCACGGCTGGCGCTGCTGGCATCAAGCTTCCCCCCGCGCAAGGTTCGCCCATCGTGATTATCCGCAACAACTCCGGCGCAAGCCAGACGGTTTACCCGTATGGTTCGGATACCGTGAACGGCACAACGTCTGTCTCGCTCACCAGCGCGAAGGTTGGGCTTTTCGTGCCAGCAAAGAATACGTGGCTGTTTCTGCTTGGTGCGTAATAGGGTGGTGACATGACCGCCCTATCCATCATCCAGAACGCAACGGGTCAGCTTGGTTTGCCGCAGCCGACTGCTGTATTTACCAGCACGAATGCGCAGACCATTCAATTTCGCACGCTCATGAACCAGGAGGGACGTGAGCTTGCGGATGCGCACCAGTGGACGGCGCTGACCAAGAGCACATCGTTCACGACTGTTGCATTACAGCCTCAGGCGGGAGCAATTCCGTCTGATTTTTCGCGTTTCGTGAATAACAGCATGTGGGATCAGACCACTGCAAGGCCGGTCAAGGGGCCGATCTCCGAGCAGTCATTCCAGATGTTTCAGGCGTTCCCGGTTTATACGAACGTCAATCCGGTGTTTCTGGTGCGGGAAGGGGTGATTATCTTCCAGCCTGCCGCAAATGCCGGGGACACGGTGGCATATTCGTATGTCTCGAAAAACTGGGCGCGGTCATCGGCTGACGTTCCGCAGGAAGAATTTGAGGCGGATACGGATTATTCCGTGCTGCCTGAGGATTTGATTGCGCTCGGTGTTATCTGGCGCTTCAAGAAGGCGAAAGGGTTTGACTATTCGGAAGAATACAAGACCTATCAGCAGCAGCGTCAGGAGATCATTTCACGGGATGGCGGCGCGCCGAACCTGAACATGACCTATGGCCTTAACCGCGTGTCCCCGTATGCTGCCAATATTCTGCAAGGGAACTGGCCGTCATGACGAATACGTTCGCAATTGAAGTATTTGCGCCGGAAACACAATTCCGCAAGCAGGTGATTGACGCGCTTGACAGTATCGCGGCGGGCACCGGCATTGCAGACAACGCGCTGACATTGGCGAAGTTGCAGCAGATTGCCGATGATAAACTGCTTGGTAATCGCAGCGGATCGACGGCGAATGTTTCTGAAGTTGCAGATGTGGGGATGTGGGGAACATGAGCCTTGTTGAGGAATTCCCGCTTGCCGATAACCGCAATAAGCGGCAGACGGCGCGCGGGTTTTCCGTCCCCCCGAGCGTTGGCGGTCTGAATGCGCGGGATGAACTCGCGAATATGGACGAACGCGATGCGCTGATATTGGAGAATTTCTTTCCAGAGCCATCCTATCTGGTGCTGCGCCGTGGCTATGCCGCCCATGCGACGGGTATGACCGGCACCATTGAAACACTGGCTGAATGGGCTGGCCCGTCAAGCCGGAAACTGAAAGCGGCTGTAGGGACCGACATATACGATGTAACATCCGCTGGTGCTGTCGGGGCCGCTGAACTGACCGGCCTGACCAATGCGCGCTGGCAGTGGGTGAATTTCAAAACGTCCGGCGGCTCGTTTCTGGTGATTGCGAACGGCGCTGACAGTGTGCGCAATTATGACGGCACTAGCTGGACTACGCCCGCCATCACGAATGTCACGTCCAGCACGCTGATTAACGTGGTTTCGTTCAAGTCGCGGCTCTGGTTTGTGCAGACGGATACCACGCTTGCATGGTATCTGCCGGTCAACTCGATTGCAGGCGCTGCCGCATCGCAGGATTTAGGCCCGCAGTTCAAGCTCGGCGGAAAGCTCGTTGCGATCGGCACCATGTCCCAGGATGCAGGCGACGGGCCAGACGATTACCTGTGTTTTCTGTCAAGCCGTGGCGAGATTGCGATATATCAGGGCACCGATCCAACATCAGCGACCACATGGGCGCTTGTTGGAACCTACCGCGTCGGCTACCCGATTGGCAACCGTCCCATGATTGACGTGGGAGGCGACCTTGCCATCATCACGTCAGATGGCGTGGTTAGCGTGGTGAAAATGATGCAGGTAGACCGCTCTGTTGCGGAAACCGCCGCCATCACGTCAAAGATACAAAACCTTTTCAATGCATCGGTTCGCTCCTATGGCGCGAATTTTGGCTGGATGGGCATTGTCTATCCGAAGTCAACGGCGGTGTATTTTAACATCCCTATTTCGTCGGCTCGATTTGACCAATACGTGATGAACACGATAACCGGCGCATGGTGCACCTATTCCAGCATGAATGGCGCTTGCTGGGGCCTGCTGGGAGATGATCTGTATTTCGGCGGCACGGATGGCAAGGTCTATAAGGCCGATACCGGCGCGCAGGATAACGGCGGATCGATCACGGCGAACCTTAAAACCGCATGGAACTATTTTAAGTCTCGCGGCACGAATAAGCTGTTTACATTCTACCGGCCTGTGTTGCAGACAAACGGACAGCCGAGTGTCACTCTGGCGATGAATACCGACTTCAATGACTTTGCACCAAGCGGCCCGATAACCATTGGTGGCGCTGTTGCCACCACATGGGACAGCGCGCAGTGGGATACCGGCGCATGGTCAGGGGATCAAACGCTTTCCACAAACTGGGAAAACCCGCAGGCCATCGGCTATTGCGGCTCGATCCGGTTACAGGCCGTGGCGAACGGCCAGAACCTGATTATTAACTCGTTCGACGTGCAGGCGCAGCCGGGCGGCCCGATATGAACCTTGCATTTGGATACGATGCCGAGATTGCCGACTGGGTGGCGCAAAGGCTTCCACACGTTGGCGTTGGGAATTTTGGGCAATGCGCGGCAATCGGTGTTGTTTCAAATGGTCAACTGATAGCGGGTGTGGTATACAACGAATACCAGCGCGAGTATGGGACCATAGCAGTTTCGGTGGCGGCAGACACGCCGCGATGGGCCGCAAAAGGGATTATCCGCGCCATGCTTTCGTATCCCTTTAACCAGTTAAACGTTAATAAGGTGTGGTCTGCCATGATCCACACAAATTCACGGGCAATCAGGTTCAATAAGGGCATAGGTTTTACGCAGGAGGCGGTATTGCGGGATCATTTCGGGCCGGGCAATCACGCAGTTGTGACACGCATGATGAAACGGGATTTCGTTAACCGTTACGAAAAGGAACACGGGCATGGGAAAATCGTCCCCATCACCACCGCCTGCGCCTGATCCGGCGGCAACGGCGCGTGCGCAGGCTGCTGCAAACCGCGAGGCCGCGATTGCTGGCTCTGAGCTTTCCATGGTCAACCAGGTCACGCCCTATGGCAGTCTGACCTATGAAAAGACCGGCACCAGCGCGGCGAACAATCCACTTTATACGGCGACAACGACGCTCTCTCCGGCGCAGATGACGCTGCTGAACCAGCAGACGCAGGGCCAGACCGCGCTTAATCAGCTTGGCCTTGACCAGTTGGGCCGCATCAATGCCGCAGTCGCGCAGCCGTTCACGTATGAGGGTATGCCTGCATTTACCGGCAGCGTTGGAAGCAATCTGCCGAGCCTGCAAACGTCGCTTGGCAACACCGGCAATATTCAATCGTCGCTGGATTTCAGCGGCGCACCGGCCTTGATGGATACCACGGCGCTGGATGCGGAACGGCAGCGCATCGAGGGCGCGTTGTTCCAGCGCATCAATCCTCAGTTGGCGCAGGACCGTGCGGCGCTGGAAACCCGTCTGGCAAATCAGGGCATCACGCTCGGATCGGACGCCTACAATCAGGCGATCGACGAAATGAACCGCAAGGAAAACGATCTGCGGCTTGGTATCGTCGGGCAGGGCGGCAATGAGCTTGCTAACCTGTTTAATATGTCTCTGGCAGGCCGTCAGAACGCGGTCGGCGAATTGTCCCAGATCGGGCAGTTTGGCAACACGGCCCAGCAGCAGATGTATGGGCAGGCGTTGTCAAGCGCCAATCTTGCCAATGCGGCGCGCGCGCAGGCGCTGAATGAGCAGATCAGTCAGGGGCAGTTCGGGAATGCAGCGCGGGGACAGGCCATTCAGGAGCAGGCATATGCCCGCGACCGGCCACTGTCTGAAATGGCCGCGTTCATGTCCGGCGGTCAGCCGTTGATGCCGCAGTTCCAGAGCACGCCAGCCGCGCAGGTGGCACCGGCAGACGTGATGGGCGCGACCTATGGCAGCTATCAGGGGCAGTTGAATAATTACAATGCCCAGCTGCAACGGCAAAATTCAACTACAGGCGCTCTTGCCGGTCTGGCAGGGTCTGCGCTTGGCGGCTGGGCTATGGGCGGTTTCGCAAATCCGTTTGCAACGCCAATGGGTGGTTTCAATATGCCGTATTAACGGCTTAAACAGGAGGGTTTGATATGTTTGGACAAGGTGGCGCGCCCGGCGGTGGGATGATTGATCCGCGTATGGCACAGATGCTGATGCAGGGCGGTGTAGGCGGTCCGGGTGGAATGCAGGGTCCGCAGGTGCCCATGCAGATGGTGCCGCAGCAGGCTCCTCCCCCGCCGCCGCAGTCTGGCGCTGGTGCGGCTGGCATGGCTGGAGGCATGGGTGGTGCGATGCAGGACCCGCGCCTGCAGGCGTATCTCCGCGCGATTATGGGCGGTGGCGCTCCGGGCGGAATGGGACGTTAACCCATGTTCGGGCCGCAGATGAATTTTGCGCCGCCGATATTGCAGGCCCGGAACCGTGATCCGAGGCTTGCATATTTTCAGGCATTGCAGCAGCAGGGATCGGCCACCACGCCGGTATCATCCCCGCTGGAAGCTGCGGCGCGTGTCGCGCAGGCCGGAATTGGTGGATTTTTCGGCGGCAAGGTCAATCAGCAGTATGAGGACCGGCAGAAAAAGTATCAGGAAGCGCTGTCGCAGGCCATGGGACAGCCGGACCCGATTGCCGCGTTGCAGGCAGTCGGTAATCCCGATGTGCTGTCACAGTTCGGCCCGCAGATTTTGGCGTCAAAATCAGAAGATCGGAAATTTGAACGTCAGCGCGGCGCGGCAAAAGAGGATATGACAGCGCAGCAGCAGTTCACGCTGAACCGCGACAAAATCCAGAATGATTACACGAACGCGCGGGATGATTTGCAGCGCGCCCATGCCAAGGCGTTACAGGATAATTCATTCGCAAATCAGGCCGAATTGCAGAAAGCCCAGCAGGCATTTGCGGCGGCACAGCAGAATGCATCGCAGTTTTTCCAAGGCCAGCAGAACCAGATGAACCGCGACTTGCAGGGCCGTGTGCTGGAACAGGGCCGTATTCCGCCCGGCTATCGCATGATGCCGGATGGAAGTCTTGCCGCTATTCCCGGCAGCGAGGCGGCTGGTAAGGCTGCGGAAAAAGCGGATACTACCCGCGAGCAGGCAGTGGCGACTGACCGCATGATCCGTGGCGTTGATGAACTGATTAACTCACCGGGCCGTGAATTCGGCACCGGCATGACTTCCATTATTAATGTCATTCCCGGCACTGAGGGCGCGACATTCAAGGCCAAGCTGGAAACTCTCAAATCGCAGGCATTCCTGCCAGCCGTTGCCCAGTTGAAGGGTATGGGCGCGCTGTCGGATGCGGAAGGAAAGAAGCTGACCGCTGCAATTGGCGCTCTGGAACCGTCAATGAAAGAGGAGGATTTTCTGGCTTCCCTGCAACAGATCAAGGCTGACCTGTTGGCGGCGCGGTCAAGAATGGGCGGTCAGACGCCGCAGGCTGGTGCCCCGTCTCCGCAGGCTGGCGGCATGAAATTTTTAGGGTTTGAATAATGCCGATTGCCCGCATCCAGCTTGATGACGGACGCATTGCGCGGATCGAGGTGCCGGAAGGAACCACGCCCGAGCAGGCCATGGCTTTTGCCCAGTCGCAGGCCAAACCGTCACGGCAGGAAGCGGCAAAGGCGGAACGGTCCGGCATGGCGCGTGGTCTTGGTCTGGGCGTGCGGAACGTGGCAGAGGGCATCGGCAATCTGGCGGGCATCGTCGCAAATCCGGCTATCGCGACCATTAATGCCATGGGCGGCAATCTGCCCGAATACAGCACTGCCTTGTCCCGCACGCTGACTGCCGCCGGTCTGCCAGAGCCTGAAACCGAAGGCGAGCGGGTTATGGGCCGCGTGCAGCGGGAAGTGGCCGGCGTTATTCCGACCATGGGGGCCGGTCTGGCGATGTCTGGCTTGCGTGGCGCGGCTGGTGGTGTTGGCAGGGCGCTGGCAGAGAAACCGCTTATACAGGCGGCTGGCGCGGCTGGCAGCGGTCTGTCGGCCCAGATGGCGCAGGAAGCGGGCGCTGGGCCGGTAGGGGAGACGCTGGCGAGCCTCGGCGGGGCAATTGGTGCGACGGGGCTGGCGGAAGGTGCGGCGGCTATGGGGCGCGCTGGATCGGCCATGCTGGAGCCATTTAAACAGGCGGGCCGCGAGCGCATAGCCGCTGACGTGCTGCTGCGGTCAAGCGCCGATCCTGAGAATTTAGGCTCTCGCATTGCCGCCGGTCTTGATGATCCGATGCGGCGACTGCCGGAAAGCCCGGTCACCACGGCTCAGGCTGCCCGCGATCCGGGCTTGATGGTCATGGAGCAGGGCTTGCGCTCGGATGCTGGGCGGAGTGCCGGTCAAGGCGGCATGTCCGGTGCGGTGGCTTTCCGGGACGTTGAAGCTGCCAGAAATGCCGCCCGCGAGCGTGCCTTTGCGGGTATGTCAGATGACATTTCACCAGATATTCGTGGCGGTCAGGTGCGCGAAGTTATTTCGCAGCAGGAACAGGCAGCAATGCCAGGTGGCCCACTATCCCATATCCTTGGCAGGATAAAAGATGCTACCCCAGAAAATTCCGGATTTTATGGCACGCTCGACGAATTGGCCAAAGAGCGCAGCGCCAGCGCTGCGCCGCTGTATGAAAAGGCATTTTCTTCCAAGGGCGTGCATAGTGACAGAATTGTGCAATTCCTTAATGATCCTATAACGCGTGAAGGAATGAAGCGCGGACTAGAAATACAGCGACTGGAAGCTTTGGCGCAAGGAAAACCATTTACCCCGAGCGATTATGCAATCACGGGGTTCAATGACGCTGGTGATCCTATAATATCGGCAGTCCCTAATATGCGTCTGTTGGATGCGACAAAGCGCGGACTTGATGAAATATTGGAGGGATACCGAGACACTACTACTGGAAGATTGGTATTGGATCAACGTGGCCGCGCAATCGATGGAGTCAGAAAAGCATTCCTAACAACACTGGATAATCTCAATCCAGATTACAAGGCCGCTCGGAAAGCATGGGCTGGTCCGTCTGAAAGCATGAACGCGCTTTCTGCTGGACGCGATGCTTTGACAAAAGACCCAGAAATTATTGTAAAGCAACTTTCCAACATGGGTGATGCTGATCGTGATTTTTATCGAGCTGGTGTTTTTCGCGCATTACAGGATAAATTCTCCGGCATAAAAAACACCGATGTGGCATATTCATTTATAAATAATTCGAGCAATAGAGACAGGCTTGCCGCTGTATTTGGCCGCGACATGCTATCCTCTATTATGTCACAGGTTCGAGAACAGGCAGTAAATTTTGGACGCGACGAAAGCGGCGCGTCGGCTGTCGGGCGCATTCTCAAAAAAAACCCATACGGCGCGCCGATCATGCCGGATGCGCGCGTGGCTTCTGAAATACTCGCAAATCCGCAGAACCTGAACCAGACATTGAAAGCGGCTGGCAAACGCGCGGACGAAGTAAAAGCGGTTCTGCGCGGTCAGTTTATTGACAATCTCATGCAGGCGACACGCACCAGCGGCGTGGTAGCAGATGCGGCTGGGAATGTCTCGAACGTGCTTTCTCCGGCACAGTTCAAGCGGTTCTTTGATAAAAACGCGACCGTTGCCAAGCAGATATTCGACAAGCCGGGCCAGTTTATGGCGTTGCAGCGGCTTGCAAATGACTTCGCTGAAACTGCGATGGTTTCAACAACGGGGCGCGCGCGTGGATCGGATACCGCTCAGAACCTTTCTGTTGGAAACCTTATCGCGCGAGCTTCTAATGGTCTTATTGACCCTAGCAGCCCAATTGCTCAGACATTGGTAGGCATTGGTCCAATCGGCAGACTGTTGTATACCGCACCAGAGGCGGCAACGCGGGAATTGCTGATAGAAGCCGCGCGTGATCCGAAATTCGCGCGCATCCTTCTGGAAAAAGCCGGACCGGATGGCGTAAAGCGTGCGGCGGCATATCTCAACGGCAGTGCAGGCGACCGTATCCGGCAGGCGCTTTCGGATGCGTCGGTCCGTTTGCAGGCGCAGAGTGCAGTTTCACAGCAAAACGAGGGGCCATACTAATGCCATACTCTAGCGGCTCTTACTCATTCGTTGTCAACTCCTGGAACCCTGCCGTTGCGGCGACAAATATATCCGCCGCAGACTGGAACGCGCAGGCGACGGACCTTGCAACGGCTCTTTCCACATGCATGTTGAAGGATGGCACGCAGACGGCAACCGCACTTGTGCCATTTGCCCAAGGCATCCGCGTTGGTGTTGCCGGCAGCGTTCTGGGCTTTGTGGATTATGCTGGGAACACCA